ATTGATCTGCGAACTCTTCCGTTTGCTCTTCAATTACTTGTATACGAGTATTTAACTTTACACGTCTTTCATTTTCTGCTGCGTTTTCTGCCAATTTTTTCTTTGCTTCTCGTAGTCTATCTTGAACAACATCCAGCTTACTGTCAAGCTCTGCTTTATCCAAAAAAGTCGAAGGCAAAGATTTGTCATAGGAGCGATATAATTCTTCCCAATTTTTTTGAGCTTTTGTATTCTTATCATACTCCAAATTATTGGCTTTGATTCGAGAAATCTCTTCCGTAAGGCTTCGTACTTTGTCCATAGCTTCTGCATATTTCTCCTCCTCTGCTTCTTTCATAGCTTTTTCAACAGACCGGTCGATGGCTTGCTCACAAGTGGGGCAAGTGTCACGAATATCCCCTAATTGTTTTAAAGTCCGTTGAGCACCCGCAGCGATTCCTTTAACAGATCCTAACTCTGACTGTAAAGCATCATAGGACTCTGATCGCGTTATAGGTGAATTACTTATAGCTTGTAAATCTATTTGATCTAGCAAGCTTTTATACTGATTATTTTGTTGGATTTTTTTATTTTTTTCGGAGATATTTTCAATTTCTACAGATAAAGAACGCATAAGTTTCTCATCTTCAGATGTGTCAACTTCCAAATCCAACATGGGTAGTATGGATGTATCATCCAATTTATTTGTTTCTAACCATTTTTGCACTGTTGCAAGTTTCCCTGCTATCGTAGAAGAAGTACTTGATACATCTTTTGATGCAGCTTTGAATACTTCAAATAATTCAACGTATTTTTCTAGGTGCAATAAATCAATAAGAAACTTCTTACGATTTGCATCAGTAGCAGTCAAAAACTGCAAACTCGCATTAGTATTTTGATATACTAGCTGCGAGAAAGTTTTAAAGTCAACTCCAATAGTTTCTTGTATTGTTTTGTATGTATTAGTTGCTGTATGGCTAGATATATCCGTACCATTCTTCTCTAATTTGACTTTAATATTTGTTTTACGATCAATCGTAATTTCATATTTATCTCCATCCTTTGAAAAGGACAGGTAAATATTGTAACCATTATTTACATAACGATTGGGAATGTCTGCTTTTTTAATACCCTTAGAGTTTTTGTTATACAGAGCTTCCTCAATAATTAACGGAATGGAGGACTTCCCCATTCCGTTAGTACCAAGGATTTGTGTAACAGTATTATCGTCTAATTGTAATTCATTACCAGAACCATAACTAAAGCAGTTATCCCATTTCAATGTCTGTAACGTAATCATTGTATGTTCCTAAGATGTCTGGTATTTTATCAGGGTTTATTTCTAGTATGTAAGTTAAGTACTCTACTAGCTCTTCTTGTATGGACATCTCCTTATCCATAATAAGAGAAGCCTCTGATTTTCTTTTTATTACTTTTTTGTCTAGCAATTCTGAGTTCTTCACTCCTGCTAAATCTTGTATATCACCTTCTACTTCATAGATCGTATGATCAAACTCAGTAGAGATCATTTCATCACTACTTGTAACTGTTTTACGAATTAGCTGTGGCAAATTAAACTCTTCCCACATCCAAGTCCAGTCTTTTTCATTGATAAAAATATATCCGGTTTTTACTTTACTTCTATGAAAGGAAGTAGTCATAGGACTTCCAGGATATACAATGTTTCGCTGGCAGTTGCTATGGGAGTGTAAGTCTCCTGCAAATACAACTGGGAAGTCTTCAAACAAATCTAAGTCGACTTCGGGCTTAACGTGTGGCGGTATTTCTCCTCTGATATGTGTAAACAAAGGCAACTTTGTATCAAAATGATCTATCGCACCCTTCTTGTGCAGTTCTGCATAGGGGAGGATATTGAAACCTAGGTCTCTATCAATGTAAGAGACATCTACTATATGAATAAGAGGGTTAATATCTCTACTTACTTGCTTTAGTTGGGTAAAGAAAGTCTTATTCTTCTTAGTAGCTTCATGGTTTCCGTCATAAATAATAGTTGGAATCTTTACTCCACGAATAAACCTGAAGTAAAGCTCCAACTCTTCCATATTCGGAAGACGATCAAAGAGATCCCCTCCGATTATGTGCATATTACATTCTTTTTCCAGCTCATAAATCTGACTAAAGAACATTTGATAACGGTTTGTAGCCCACTTTACTGGGACATTCTTTTGACCCAGCTTTATGTGCCAATCTGCCGTGAAAAGAATCATCCTACAATCCTACATTAAACTCTTGTTCAAGGGCTTCATCGTCAGTCTCGTCACCGTGGTTACGAACTCGATCAAGCAACTCTTTTTGAGCGTCGGCTGTTGGACGAGTCATTACATCATCCATAGACTTTAGATCGGCAATAATTACACGCTCTTCGTCAGTAAGAGCACGAGGCTTGCACTTGAGTGCTTGCAACTGATATTCTACGTTGTAAGGCAGTGGCCCAGTTTTTACTCGCTTGAAACAAATGTCCCAACCAGTATCAGGATCAGTAGGGTCGCCAAGATCTTCTGCAGCAGTAATAATTTGCTCCCACAGCTTCTTTTTGAGATTTACTACTTTTACTTCACCATTGTCGATGCACTGGGTAGCATAGCTCCAGCCACATTTCAGATCTGGGTAATACTCACGAACCCAATCTTTTTCTACATTGTTGAATCGTTCAGAGTTTCTATCGAAAGATAGGCACTCCATCGGAATGTTTTTACCGTTCTCACCATTAATCCAGTATACATAACGTGCAAGAATGTCGCCAACTATGCGCATCTTGTTATCGCCATCTTTATACTGAAAGGTTGAGATTGAGGATTTTTGGGCTCCGCCCGTTTGCTTATTGAATGATAATGCCATTAGTGTATAGTCTCCAGTGTGACTTCTTCATAAATAAATGTAATATCTTTATCATCTACTATGAGTAGCCTGTTGTCATTGATTTCCGCTACGGGTACAGGACAATGCAGTACATCTAGCGTAGTTTTTTGTGTTGCAATATAATCAGCGGTACTCCTAAGCGAAGCTAGCGCGTAGTATATGCAAAGTTCTTTTGGTGTGTACTTATAAGAATGGTAAAGAAGCATCTCTCCATGAAGAAGAAAACAATCGCCTGTGAAGTCTTTATAAGAATATTTATAGATAGGGTCGTACTTGTTACGTGGGATTTGACTCTTTACGAGCATTTCCATAATCATGTTACAAGTGGCAATATTGCCGTTTGCCGTATCAAAAACCTTCTTCCAATCAAATAAGAGCACTATTATACTTCCTTTTTAACAATTTGTCAAGAATTATTTTTTTAAAGGTGTTTCATATTCCAACCTTGCTTCATATAGAATCCAACACGATTGGAGGCTTGTTTTCGAGCCGTATTTCCTTTCAAATGTATATCTATAATAACAGGATCAATCTTACCTTCTTTTTTACGAATTACTCGACCGCAAAGCTGAGTCAGTAGGGGTTCATTATTTACAGGTGTTGCTAGTATCAAGCAACTGAGGGTATCAACTGATATACCCTCTGAGAAAATTGCTTGTGTTCCGTATAAAACATTTGCATCCCCGTAGAGAATTCTATTTACTAAAGTCTCTCTATCTGCGTGTTCAATATCACCTGTGACACATACAGCTTTGTCGCCAGTCAGATCAGCGCAGGCTTTCAAAAAGCTGACTCGATCACTTACGACCAATACTTTATGCCCTTTTGCAGCGTAGGCTGCCGCCAGCATTGCTATTGTATGCCTATACTCCTCATCGTTTGCTAATTTTGTAACTCTGTTAGCCCAGGGTATTCTAGCTCCATCCATGAATCGTATTTCTGAAGCTACCAGATGTACTGTAGGGGTCATATAGTTTTCTTTGGGCGGCTTGAAAAGAGTATTACCAAAGTAATCTCTGAATACAACGTGTTTTCCATCCTTTCTTTCTATAGTTCCCGATAGACCGATCTTATATCTACAGTAATTTGTATCTAAAATTTTACTAAAGGTCGGACTACTAACATGGTGCATCTCATCTAGTATGACTGTCCCAAACTCTTTACGAATTTTGTCTACATTTCGGTACAAAGTCTGAGTATTGCCGATGACGATAGGAGCATCAAGTTCAAACTTTCCACTGCCTATAATGCCAGCCTTAATTCCATAGACTTTTTCTACTTCTTTTGCCCACTGATTACGTAGAGCGACTGTATGGGTAACAACAAGCGTTTTTTGACCTAACTTGCCTGCGATTGCAAGACCTGTAAAAGTCTTACCCCAACTGACCCATGCGTTGATTATAGCATTGTCTTCGATCTCGTCATATACCGCTTTTTGGCTAGGTCGTAGTTCAAACTTAAACTCAGGAAACTCTACTGGTTTATTTATTCGCTTATCGATTATTTCGTAATTTGATGGTATCAAATCCGTGCGTCCGATAGGTAATGAAACTAACCCATTGCGAATAATGCCCATATTCTTGATCACGTCAGGTGGATCAAGAGGATTGTGCGTAGGAATAGTATAAGTGAGCTCTTTGTCGATTCTCTCCTGTACTTCTGCGGTACAATCCATGTAGATTCTGTGGCTTATAACTGCTTTCATAGTTCCAGTTCGTTCTTTGCAATAATGTAGGTTTTAACAAAATCAGATCGCACAATATCTTCTACCTCAAATTCAATAAAAGTAAAGAGACCCATGCGTTTTAGAACTTGGAAGAAATCTTTTATACCATTTCCCCTAAGATCTGCCTGTCGAAAGTCTCCGCAGAACATAATTCTACAATTCTCACCCAATCGAGTGATAATAGAGTCTAGCTCATGAAAAGACATATTTTGACACTCATCAATAAGAATAACTGCATCTCTGAGTGTAATTCCTCGTATGAAAGAAGTTGTCATAAACTCTACTAAGTTTTTTTGTTTCAGTATTTCGTAGGCATCGCCTCTACCGAACAGATCATTAGCAATATCTTTATAAGGCTCTTCATATACAGAGGCTTTTTCCTTTTCTGTGCCCGGCAAGAATCCAATATCTCTTGTAGGTACAGCACTTCGTATAATTACTAGCTTTTGAAAGGCTCCTTTTGCCATATCATCATATGCTAAATATGAGGATATAAACGTTTTACCCGTTCCTGCAAGTCCATGCAATACAAGGTGTTTATTAGATTCAAATGCTTTTAGCTGGTTACGTGTTAAAGGTTCTATTTCTTGCAATTCAAAATTAACCGTTGCAAGAGTTTTTCTTCGTTTTGCCATATTATACTTTCTTTTTTGTGTCTTTGAGTTTCGTCTCCGAATACTCGTAAAGCACCCACGGCAGTCCCTGTAAGTGCAAAACCCCTGCCCAAAGCATATTATCTTCAGGAGGGCGTGGAACGGTAAAAGGAGTCTTGACCCCTCTTACCCATACAAGTGAAGCTACTTCTTTCTTCTCCACCCTTTTAATTCTTAAATACTTTAGCTGTGCAAAACGCTTTTTATGATAATAGAAAGGTCTGCCTAGATTATCTATAAAATAATTGGATTTCTGTTTCAAGATGCCATTATAAGAAGCAATCATTTTTTTGAGTTGATAAATGTTCTTATGAGGAGTTTGTATACGCCTAGCACCAAGAGTCCTACCTTCCATATTTTTATCATCGAGTACTTTATCATCCAAAAGAAGTAAGCCGTCAATGACTTCCCAGTCCCCTGTAGGCAAAGGAAATACTGGGAAGTCGACTTCTGTTCTTATGTTATTATATGAAATCACCATACATCTTCTCGAACTTACCGCCAGAGTAGTCTTCGTGTACAATCTCAAAGTCACAACCTACTGGAGCACCAGGGATTGAGATACCTCGATCCATTTGTATATAATAAGCTAGCTTTTCTTTATACTCGTCTACCTCTTCATCAGGCACTTCTGCTAGAATGGAATCGTGTACGAGTGCGAATATACGAGCTTTCTTACCATTCGCCTTTATCCATTCGTTCATGTCAATAGCGCCTAGTAAGTTAATATCACTAGCAGCAGACTGCACCAGAAAATTAAGACCAGACCTAACGCTATGGCTCTGGATGCCTTTGTCTGTCGATGCGACATTGGGTAATCTCCTTTTCCTTCCGAAGAAGCTGTAAATGAAACCATTTTGTTGAATAAACTTTTGATTTTCTTCAATCCATGATTTTAATTTGTGGAACTCTTTGAAGTAATCATTAATTACTTCCTGAGCTTCGTTTCTAGTGAAAGGTTTACCACTATCTTTGGTTACTTGTTCACTAATCTTGTTTGCTCCAGCTCCATACATAATACCGAAGGTTACCGCTTTAGCGGCCTGGCGTTGCATACTGTATAGCTCTGCTACTTCAGATACTTCGCAAGGTAGTTTAAATACTTTATGTGCAATTGCACTGTGGAAATTACCTCCAGACTTGAAGACCTCCATAAGTGCGGTATCTTTTGCAAGTACAGCAGCGACATATACCTCTGCTGTAGTCAAATCCATTGCTACAATTTTATGTCCTGGAGCAGCTTTAATACATCCTTTAACAATGGGGTTGTCTCGGGGTAGTTGCTGCATATTAAGCTTGCCACTAGAACTGAGGCGCCCGCTAGTTGTGCCATGAAGATTAAAGCCTGTGCGTAACCGACTATCTCTGTCCAACTGCGGAAAGATTTTGTCCAAATAAGTATTTTTAATTTTAGATTTTTGTCGTATAGCAAGTATAAGTCCGGGAACTTCTGATTGCTCTGCCAGCTCCTGAAGAACTTCCGCATCCGTGCTATTCGCTCCTGTTCCAGTCTTCTTTCCAGTAGGAGAGAGGCCGATGAAATCAAAAAGTAAACTACGAAGCTGCACAGTACTATTAGGAT